TTTAACTGAATTAATGGTGGAGTGTGAATTTAAATGAGTAGTGTAGAAGCACCAGATGAATTGGTCGATAAGAATGGATTTAGTATTAAACCACCCATTAGTGATAAAGAATGTATTCTTGTATGTCTAGAAAATGCTCCGTGCGGAACTAATAAAAAACAAGTTCAAAGATTAATTATGGAGTATGAATCTAAATGAAACACTATAATATACATAATCTAAAACTAGATGATGATGAATTAAAGTATATAATTAAATTATTGAGTTGCTTTAAAACAGAGAGTCCTCTTGATGAAATTTTACTAAGAATGAAACGCACTGCTTATCCAGATGAATATGAGGATCCCATAGTATCATTCCGTAAAACTATTTCTTATTATAATTCTGAAGGAGAATACTTTAATGAAAAAGAAAATTGATAAGATTATTGATAAGTCTTTGAGATTTCATCATCGAGATATTCATAAAGAATTTACTGAAATGAAACTCAGAGCACAGGTAAAATCTAAGTGGTATTACATTTTTTGGGGTATTGCCACTGTTTCTGTTTTTCTGGGACAACTATATGTTGGATCTGGATATCGTATAATGTCCGAAAGTGTAAACTCGCTTATTGAATATGGGTCTTCTAAAAATTGATAAAAATAATTTGGTGGAACCAAAAGTAAAGACTACACCACAGAACGTATCAGAGGCAAATAATGCACTATTCCGTGCTAAAATGACTCTACCTGCTGCCGCAAAACATTGTGGTATGACCCATAAGGAAATGAAACTGACCTTCTGGGAATATTTGAAGTATAACAAACCTGATTATGAAGTCCCTTAAAACACCTTTACGCTACCCTGGCGGTAAGAGTCGAGCATGTACAAAATTGGATCAGTTTATTCCCGATCTTAGAGATTATACGGAATATAGAGAACCATTTCTTGGTGGTGGTAGCGTTGCCATTCACATTACTAAAAAATATCCACATCTGGATATTTGGGTAAATGATTTATATGAACCTCTTTATAATTTTTGGAGAGTTCTCCAAGATGATGGACATGCTCTTTATAAAAGACTTCAAGATTTAAAGTCTAGATATCCTGATGAGGCATCTGCCAGAGGATTATTTTTAGAAGCAAAAGATGTTGTAAACGATTATGCTCAACCAAATTTATTTCGTGCTACTGCTTTTTATGTCATTAACAAGTGTAGCTTTAGTGGTCTCACTGAATCATCCTCATTCAGTAGACAAGCAAGTGTCTCAAACTTCTCAATGCGAGGAATTGAAAAACTTCCAGGATACACTCAAATAATTAAAAACTGGAAGATTACAAATTGGTCCTATGAAGGACTACTGACGGATTCAAAATCATGTTTTACATATCTTGATCCTCCTTATGACATTAAAGATAATCTTTATGGTAAAGGTGGTGATATGCATAAGAAGTTTGATCATGATGACTTTGCCTCAGATTGTGATCGATTTATAGGTCATCAGTTAATATCTTATAATTCATCACAATTAGTTAAAGATCGTTTTAAAGGATGGGAAGTTGGTGAGTTTGATCTCACATATACTATGAGATCCGTTGGTGAATATATGAGAGAACAGCAACAACGCAAAGAACTACTACTTTTTAATTATGGAATTGAAGGATTGGTTGAACAGTATCAATCAGACGAAGAAGCATCTGATTGACGAAGACCCCTCTATTGAAAAAGAATATCCTCCTTATATTGTGAACCGTTGTTTCTCTGGGCACATCGATACTTTGATGTTTGCTAATGAGATGAATAAGTATAACTTTCTTCCAAAGAAACTTCAATACGATTTTCTTATAAATATTGTGAGGAAAAAGAAGAGATTTTCTCCCTGGCTCCGACAAGATAAAATCAAAGATCTTGATTATGTCAAACGTTATTATGGTTATAGTAATGAAAAGGCAAAGCAGGCTTTGAAAATACTGACACAAGAACAATTAGAGTTCATTAAATCGAAATTTGACACTGGAGGAAAAAGATGAGTGTGGTTAGAGAACCTGAGGTGAGTTGGTCTCCCGAACAAATGGTTGAAATTGTCCTGAATGAACCGGATGATTTCCTCAAAGTACGAGAAACCTTGACGAGAATCGGAGTCGCGTCACGGAAGGAAAAGAAAATC